GTATCAAGTGCAACAGCGGCCGCTACAGTTACTTGTATTAATGGTACATAGGGTATTGGGGGAGGAAACTCCCCCGATATTTAAATTATGGTAAGTAAAATAGATATATGTAATCAAGGTTTAGTTTTAATAGGAGCAAATACAATCGCTTCATTTACAGATAATACTGTAGAAAGTAAGGTAGCTAATCAGTTATATGAAACAACATTACGCTCATTACTTACAAAAGCAAGATGGAGATTTGCAACAAAACAAGCACAGCTTACAAAACTTGCGACAGATCCTTTAGATAAATGGGATTCTGCATATCAAATACCTAATGATGCAATACTAATACATACTGTTACTGTGTCAGATAATGTAATTGTATTTGATAGATATAACGAAGAATTATTTACAAACACGAGTTCTAGTGATGTTGTAGTGTGTCATTATACATATCAACCACACGAAAAAGAGTTTCCTGATTATTTTACTCAAGCAGTTGTATTTGAACTAGCTAGTTTATTTGCAGGTGCTATTGCTCGTAACGATCAACTTTCTACACTATATCAAAGGCGGGCAAATCAACAATTAGTTTTAGCTAGAAGTATGGAATCACAAACACAAACTACAAGAAAACTTAATACAAGTTTATTGATTGAAGTTAGAAATAGAGGTACTGCAGATGGTATAAGAGCAGTTGTACCAAGAAGTAGTAGTTGATGAATGGCAACACAAAGAGTACACCAAAACAGTTTTACTCGTGGTGAAGTAGATGAAACTCTTATAGCACGAACTGATCTTGGTGCATTTCAACAAGCACTTAAAAAAGCAAGAAATGTATTTTGTCTAAACCAAGGCCCGATAGAAAGACGACAAGGTACATTATTTAGATATGACTTAGGTGAAGAAACACGAATAGAACCATTTATATTTAATGAAAACCAAGAATATATAATTGCTTTTCAAAATACAAAATGCAAAATTTTTTCTACTAATGGCACATTATTATCAAGTATAACAGGGTGTATATGGACAACTGCCGAGTTATTTGAACTTACATATACACAACAGGGTGATACAATGATTATTACCCATAAACAGTTTGCACCACAAGTATTAACAAGAACAGGTGCAACTACTTTTTCTATAGGAAATTTTTCATTTAAGGTAAGCACAAACCAAGAGAAAATATATCAACCTTATTTTAAGTTTGCAGATGATTCTATTACTTTAGATATAGATCAAACAACAAAAAACTCTACAGTAAATATTGTTGCAAGTAGTCCCTATTTTACATCTAATTATGTAGGGAAACATATAAGGTATCACGGAACAGAAATAGAAATAACAGGATATACTTCTGCAACAGAATTAACAGGAACACTACAAGCAGATGTAAGAATAGAACTAGATGATGATCCATTTAAAGCAGAAGAAGGCGATAGTACAGTTACAGTTTTGCACCCTGCACACGGATTTACAAGTGGTGTTACAATTACTGTTGAAGGAGCAGAAGCAATACTAAATGAAGATGGCAATGGTATTACAGCGGCGAATCTTAATGGAACTAAAACAATAACAGTATTAGATGATGACCGATATCAGTTTGAAGCAGACAATTCAGACACAGGTGGTGATTCCGGTGATGGTGGCGGTACTAATGTTAGAATTATAGGACACCCACCTACTCTTGCTTGGGACGAACAAGTCTATAGTAATATCAATGGTTTTCCATCTACTTGTAAGTTTCATCAACAAAGATTATTTTTTGGTGGTGGTGCAATATCTGATTTTATTGCTAGTAGCAAAACAGCAGACTTTTTTAACTTTGATGTAGGTGAAGGAGAAGATACAGATTCTATACAAATTTCTATATCATCAGATCAGATTAATGAAATAAGACATTTAATTGCAGGAAAACATTTAGAAATATTTACAAGTACAGGTGAGTTTTATTTAAAACCACAAACAGGTAGACCACTAACACCTGCAGATTTACGAATAGAACGACAAAGTAGTTTAGGTTGTACACAAACTTGTATGCCACGATTATTTGATGGAGCGGCAATATTTATACAACCAAATGGTAAAACAGTGAGAGAGTTTTTTTACAATACAGCAACAGAAGATTATGTACCTACTGTTCTTACTTTTCTTTCACCACAAGCTGTATCAAGTCCAAAGGATACGGGTATCATAAAATCAACAGGTAGAAAAACTGAGCAAATGATTATATTTGCTAATGATGATGGTTCGCTAGGTGTTTTCTCTGCTCAACGCCAAGAAAAACTAGCAGGTTGGGTTGTATGGGAAACTGATGGTAACTTTGAATCTACAGCAGGTACTACATCATTTTTATATACAGTAGTTAAAAGAACAATAAATGGAGCAACAAAATATTATCTTGAACAAATAGCCAACTCTATGTTTGCCTTGCCTACAGATTGTTCAGTAAGTAAAATATTAAGTTCATCATATCAACCGCACGGAACTATTCTTGTTAATGGTACATTTTCATCAACAAGACAAATAGTAGCTGATGGTTTTACTAACGCTCCTACTACAGGAGAAAAGTTTCAAATAGGTTCTGCAAGTACAGAATATACAATTCAGAGTGTTAATAGTACAGGAACATCAGGAGAATATATTATTGTTATAGATCAAAGTGTATCAGCAAGTGATAACACAAGTATAACTTTTACAACAAGCAGAGTATTTACAGGATTAAATACTGATCCTGATTTACGAGGTAAAATAGTTCATGCTACTTCCGGTTCTAATGAAGATGACAATATACGATATTATGGTTCATCTACTGTTGATTCTAATGGAGTTGCACAATTTCAATTACCTGCAAGTGCCTGTGATATAGGATTGACTTATACAGTAGAAGTAGAAACATTACCTATTGATTCTGTTCAACCAATTAGAGGTTTAGGATCAACATATGGTTTGCCAAGAAAGATAGGAAAAACCATATTAGAATTATCTAAAACCTATAATTTACAAGTAAATGGAAATGATGTATTGCTTAATGATAACGGATTACAAATGGTAGGTTTTACAGGTAAAAGAGATATACATACACTTGGTTATAGTCAAACACCTAATGTTTCTATAACACAATCTGTGCCTGTGCCTATGAGAATTGTAGCTATAACTTCGGAGGTATATTACTAATGTGTGGAGCAATATTAGGTTTTTTTGGTAATTTATTTAGCAACGAGTCAGATTACATAAAAGCTCAAATGGAAATGGAGCAACGAATGGCTCAAGAAAAGAAAAGACAATACGAAGCACAGGCACAAGCAGAAATGTTGGCGGCACAACAGAAAGCCAATGATATTAAAGAACAAGCACAAAAACTACGAAAACGAAACATAGCGGCGTTTGGAGCAAGTGGAGTTGAAATTAACTCACCAAGTTATGGAGCGTTTCTTGCCTCAAATCGTGAAGCTACAAAAAAAGACCTTCGTAATGCTCGTATGATGGGAATAGAAAGAGCAAATAATGCAATGCTAGGAGCAAGACAAGCAGTTATGGAAGGTCAAGCGGCACAGATTTCAGGACAAGCAAAACTATCTGCAAGAAGAACAGCACTATGGTCATCAGCAGGTGATGCTGTAGGTGAAGCAATAGGTATTGGATTTAAAATAGCAACTATATAATTATGGCTGAAGAATACAAAAGACAAATACAATATGCTCCACAAATAAGAGTTGTAGATCAATCTGGTGGTAGAGCGATATCAAGAGCACTAGGGGAAGCGGCCGCTCTTGAAAGAGATTCAGAAGCTAAACTTGTACAAAGCATAGCCGGTCTTGGTAAAGAAGTTGATAAAGTACGAGCACAGTCTGCCGTAGATGATTTTGCTGTTGAATTTGAAGAAGTAGAAGTACAAGATGATGATGGTAATATTCAAAATATAAAAAGACCAAAACCAATAAACAGACCATTATTTTTTACAGATGAAGCAGTTAAATTATTTGATAGCTTTGCTATATCAAAAGCTAAAGCACAGATTGGTTTAGAATTAGATAAAGAAGCAATGAATATTGCTAATAAAATAAAATACGATATAGGTGGCACATCTGATGATTTTAACGGATTAATGACGCCAATCGTTGAAGCATATGCAGAACAACTGCCAAACTCATATAAGCCTATACTTGATATTACTATGCAAGAAATACAGGCACAACACGCAAATAGTATTGATGCGTATCATCAAAAACTACAAGTAGATAAGAACAATGCTGAAGCTGAAGAGTTAGACGATATGATGCGACAAAAAATAGGTTTAGCATTACAATCTAATCAATTTAGTAAAACACAAGAATTATTAACAGAACAAGAACAGCGTTTAGAAATGATGGAAAAAACTTCTCCATACGGAGCAAAGTTTGCAAAAAGAAATCTTGATTCTAATAAAGCGTTATTTAAGTTTTACCAAAAATATGGCAACTTAATTAATCCTATGGATTTAAATGGGCAAACAGTAAAAGGCCAAAAAGCATATTTGCATAATATGGTTGCCATGCAATCTTTGTTACGAGGACAACCTGTAAAGTTTTATTCTTCATCTGATTCTAAAGAACCTGATATGACAATAACTTTAGAACAGTTTAATAATGATTTAGGTGAATTGCGACCAAGCACAATAACAGCATTTAATAAACATATTACAGGTAGAATATCTGCACTTAATGCTTTAATAGAAGATGATGAAACAAGTTTGTTTGCATCGCAATTATCTGTATTAACCCCAAGTCAAGTGCAAGAAAGTACATACAACTCTTCTGCATTAGAAAGTTTATTTAATGGATCTCCTTCTAATCAAATGAAAGGATTTAGAACAGTAGAAAGAATAATACAAAATACTGACCCTGATTTTACTTTAAATGGTAACTATGATTTTGATCCAACAAATGTAATGCATTTACGAATGTTTGAAAAAGTTGGGTTTTTTCCAAATGTTTACAAAAAAAGAATTGATAAAGAAATATTCCAAAACAGAAATCTAAAAGTGTTAACAACAATAATGAATAGAGATGTAGCAATGGGTGTAGAAAATAATACATTTCGTAGACTTGATCTTAGTGAAAATGCTTTAAAATTTATAGATAAGGTAGATGCACTTACAAACATAGGAATACCACTAGATGCTACAGTATTTGACCTTCCTTCAGTAGACGAAAGACTTAAACAATTTGCGGCGGCAACAGGAGAAGATATTAATTTAATTAAAACACGAGCAACCGAAGCCGCAGAAGCGGCAATATTTGATGTAGATGGAACTACTAATAGATTTGGACTTGGAATAGCAGAAGGAAGATTTGGTGGTAATTTAATAGAAGGTGATGCTTATTCACAATCAATTATACAAGATATTAAAACAGCAACATTTGTATCAGCTAAAATACGACCAGAGGCTTCAAAAAGTGATTTAAAAGAAATAGCAAAAGATACATTAATAAGATTTGCAGGAACAGGACAAATCGGTGTAAGTAAATATACTAAACCATTGTTTGGCCCTAGTGGTGGAGATGCAACTAAAGCACAACTTGTTAAGTATCCAATAGAAAATCACAAATTAATTGATCCTAATACAGGAGAAACTACAACTAAACATATAGATGCATTACTTTATAGAGCATACCTTGATACAGTACCTGAAGGAACAAAGCCAAGAAAATGGAAAGATATAAAAGATGTTATATATGTTATACCATTATCTGAGCAAGGAAGGTTTACATCACCTGAATCGCCATTGTTAGAAAGATATACTTTACATATGATTGACGATACAGGTATTAATGGTGGATTATCGCTAACAGGAATAGGCCAAGATGGGCCAATTATAATAAATCCATATAATGTATTTAAAAAACTTAAAGATAATCAAACAGCTAGTGATGATGCAAACAATGCTATTATGGGTACAAGTGCAAGAAACAAATACGAATATAACGATTTAACTGTTGAACAAAAAATACAAGTTGCAGAAAGAATCAATATGGGTGGTGCTTTGCGAGAACAAATGCAAACCTTTAATGAATTTGTGAGTGTGTTAAATGAATAAAAATGTTTACGAAAGTGCAGAAACATTACCAAAGCCTGAACAACAAAGTTATCTAGGTTCACAAACGGCAGAGTCAGTAATACTAGATGATGTTGCTCAACCCCAAACTTTAATACATAGACCGCAAGATGACCA